TGCTGCCGCACCTATTACCCATTTTTCTACCACCTTGAGTCGTTCACGCAACTCGTCTTGCTTCTCCTCTAATCTTTCGATCTTAAGAGCTTGAACTGTTAGACGAGTTTCTTGAGAAGCGTCTACATGTGAGGGATTGTCGCAAGTCATGATTTCTTAGAAGAAGTTACAACATCTGCACCTAATATTTTAATTGGAGTCTCAACACGAATTGTTTGGAAACCACCCCCTTGATTCATTAAGGCCAACATCTCCTTTTTACTTAAAGGCTTATCATCTCCACTAGCGTCATACGTTCCATCACCTTTTTTCTTAGCACTCTTATCCAGGCCAAAACTTGCAAGCGACGAAGCCAGGAGAGAAGCCGGAAAAGTTATATCCTGCTTTTCCCCTGACGTTAACCCAGGAATCTCTGGCAAATAATTTAAAGTTACTAACGCCCCGGACCACGCAACTACTACCAATCTCACTAAAACTGAGATGTACTCAAACTGTTCTTCCTTGTCGTCTAATTTTTCCTTTAGATTCTGAAAGACACCTTTCTTTTTTGGCTCTTCTGGAGCTTTTACTGTCGCTGCATCAGCCATGTTCTATTAGATCGCTACATTAATATTAGGCTTTTTAAAATATGAACTGTCTTCATTGCAATACTCTCCTGAATCGTGGTCCAGATAAAGTAGTTGATCCTGACGTTATGGATGAATGGTCTATCGTTACAATCCTGACTTGTCCAAAATGCAACGCTTTTGTTGAAGTCTTCTTACCAGTTACAGATTAAGAAGCAGGATACATTACAGGAACAAGAGTTCCTTTATCATCATCGTCATCATCGTCGTCTTTAAAAGGCAATTCACCAAGCATGATAATGCTAACGATGAATATAGAAATTACAGGTAAAAATGGAAAAAGAAAAGCTAATTGAATCGTGGACGGGTCTGCTAATTCATTCATGTAAATTAATTTTTTGATGCCATTTACTGGCTTTTTTAATCAAAAGCTGAGCTTCTTTTCGATTAGTACATTCTTCAGCTTTTCTACTTATTTTAATAAGTTTCTTGTAAGACTTTTTCATCTTTTTGTTTCGGTTTTCCGATTTCATCTAAAAGTAAAGGTGACGCCAAGGCAGAAGGAACTAGAAGTGCTGCTAACATTTCAGGAGAAAATTTCATTCCTAATCGATTACCAGTTGGTGATTGAGTTTCTTGTGCTTCATTGATCATTCGAACTAATAATTGCAAATCTTCAGGATAAATATATGGCTGCCTAGAACTAGGAGCAACATTGTCAGGAGGTACACTTCCTCCTCCCCATGGATCAGTCCTCTCTACAGATCGTCGAATATTAAAGTAATCTTGAGGACTAAAAGAAGGATCGTCCAACCATGGGTCTCCTGCAGCACTAGTTGGCTTCGGTGCATTCAGTATATCTGTTGGAGGTGGTGGACTTGCTTGTGCTTTTACAAGCTTAGATTTATGAGCTTTCAATAGTTCCGCAGCTATGTAAGCCTTTTGTGCATCTGTCTGTAATCCAGGAGCAATCTCACCTTGGTTTTCTATGACAGAATTAGCGTATTTTTCTCTTTTTAAAAGTTCAGGAGGTACTTCATTCTCTGCCTTCCGTGCTTTGTCATTACCTTTTCTCCATCTCTCTGAGACACCATATTCTTCCTTGGATCGCATAGGATCTTCGTACCCGCCACCACGACCAAAGCGAGCATCAAATTCTTCTTTGCTAATCCTTTTAGGCATTAGTAACCTGGAGTTATAGGACCTTGAGGTTCAGTACGTAAACTTTCCATTTTCCTTTGTAGATATTCCTGCTTCTGATAATCCGTCATGTTTGGATTGTTCATTATTTTGTCCATATCTTCGTCAGAAGGTATTGCAGTATTACCTTCTGCTCCTTTCATTGCTTGAGCTAAATTCATGACATTTTGCTCAGGGTTTGTTTCATCTGTCATAGAAGCAACTTGTGCCACAGATGTTGGAGGAAGATTGAGGCGAGCGCCTGCGATTTCTAGAGTCATGAGTAAATTAAGTAGCTAAAAGAGCTTGGCGCTTGATATCACCTAAGACATCAGCATTGTCATTTTTGTTCATTTGATGAACAGCACCTGCACCTGAAATTGCAGCCATAAGAGCAGAAACAGCCATCCTATTTCTGTGTCTCCTATTTAACACCTCAGTATTACTCATTTTGTAATCGTTAATAGGATCAACTGTTGCTCCTCCTGCTTTTTGAGCTGATTCATATATATCAGCTAAAATTCTTTTTGCTTCTGCTTCTCTCTTAGGTGAAACTCCAGTACCAACTGCAACACCATCTTTCATCTGAACTTTCTGGCTCTTAAAAGGATAAGCCTCATAGTCATACGCATATTCTCCCATAGGGAAATTTACGCCACCCATGCCTCCATCTGCTTTTTTATAGTTAACTCTACCCATTACTTGTCCTGCATCTTGAGCTACGTCCTTATTCATGTAATTCAAGAACTGCTCTCTTAAAATCGGATCAGTCAAGGTATATGCCCCGTATCCAAGCATCGACCCTGCAGCGGGTAATGCCGTCAACATTGCATTTAAAGGTATTTCGCCTGAATTCCAAGCTTTCTTATCTCCCAGCAATAAATCAGCAGTGCCTAATCCTGCTACTCCTCCACTCATGGAGGCTGCAAGCAAGGCTAATAACTGTGCATCAGTACCGGCTCGGCGCATCGCAGCCATTTTATTGATAGGGACAAAGACTCATTACCTATTCTATACAATAACAAGTCTTTGTATTCCCATTATCACTAGCAATCGCACAGATTAGGGTGTTCCCCAGTTGCGCAATAGTCATCGTGGAAGGATGTATTTTCGCAAGTGCGCTCTTCAGGCACACCTGGACCCATGGTAAATCCTTTAGGTAAGGATATACCTCCATGATTTGTACATCCAACCATTAATACTGCAAGCAGTAATTTAGAAGCTGTACTTAACACCTAGTTTTCCACCAGAACCAAAGTTTTCTTCTTCTTCACCTGTAAGGAAAGATACTTCACCGTAGATATCTGTAGAGTCAGATACTGCAATACTTCCACCAGCTTTTCCTGAAAGACGAGTCTCAGTGTCTGCATCTTTAACAGCTACGAATGCTGGACCACCTTGTACATAGTAAGAAACCTTACCAGTATCATTAGCGCCTGCATAACCTATATGAAGGTCAGTTGTAGCGTTTGTATATTTTTTATCTGTCCAACTTGCATTGCTCTCAACGTTGAGATAAGGACCAGCGAATGTTGCAGGGGCTAGCACTAAAGTTAGGGCAGCAGCTCCGTAAGCAGCTTTTAACATAGTAATTAGAAAAATTAATACCAAATTTTATTTTATATACAATTGTTAATGTTTTATTCGCTTTGTGCCAGTATCTGAGGCTTATTAATAGGACAAGGCTCGTAATAGTCAGTCTTATAAGACCTATTTGATACTTCTCCTAGATTCTCTTCAATGTGTTTAGTTGTCGTCTCACATTGATTACAAGAGACACCGATAACCTCCTCAGTCACTACCCCATTGGGAGATATATTGAATTTTACGGTTGTTTGAGTCAAAGCCATTAAGAGCAGCTAATTTCTTTTTATCTCTTATTTTAACTTCTGAACAGGGATTAAATCTTAAATTCTTTTTCTAACGCAGGTTTTAATTCCGACACTAAAGGGTAATGCCGTAGTAAAGTTTTAGCTTCTCGACGTACCTCTCTAGGTATTCGTGGTGTTTCTTTTACGTTTGTCAGTCTCAATAAAAAATCTCTAGTAGAGACAACAGCACTGATTTTTTGCTGAGCAGTACTGATAGGATATCTAAGTTTCATTAAGAGCAAAATCAAGAGTTACAGGATTAGCTTCATTGCAGGCGCGAATTTGTCCTTGAGTTTTACTGTCGTGCCATAACTCCACCTGACGATCTAACTCTCTTTTTCCTAACTCTTTAATATAAAGATCTGCTAAACCTGTATAAGTATTCTTTTTTGGGAAAGGAGCTTCGTTTCTGTGGTATATCTCATACAAATATTCCATGAAATCAGATCTATTTTGATTATTTCGTACCCTTTGCAACGGGGTCATTGTGTCTAACATGAAGTCTCTATCTGGTTATCAGAGACTAGCTATTTACATTAGACAAATCAAGTGCTTGCGAGTCAGCAACACCATAAGGAGGAATAGGAACAATATTAAAAGCTAAGGAATATCTAGGCTTAGCTGCTTTTTGTTTACCAATTTTATGAGTTAAATAACTAGGAAATAAAATTAATTTTTTATGTTGTGGCGGAATTTCCCATTGGTCAGCGACAGTCACAGGAGGACCAAATGCTTCGTCTACTCTTTTAAATTGGTACCCTCCGTGATATTGCAATGGTGTCAATATTTGCAAAGGAGATACTCCTTCCTCTTCGTAATGATCAAAATAAAAAATACCACTATAAAAACAATTGCGATGACTATGTAATTGTCCATCACAACCTTTTTCAGTTACTGTTATCCAAGATGTAGAAATCGCCCAATCATTATCGTATTTCAATAAATCGTAATTAATTCGCTTGAAAATTTCTAATAAAGCCTTTTTGGTTTCAGGTATTGAATCTAGAACTCTGTAATTAGGTTTACTTGTATCAATAATCCCTACGTCCTCTCCAGTATATTGAGCTGCTTTTACAAATCCATGATCAATCTTCTTAATAGGTTCGGCATCTATATGATCTGCTTGCAGGTA